TGATTCCTTTGACTATATTGAACAAGCAACCGATTTCATAAACGATATTATCAACGCACATGAGAAAGGTGAAATCCCAAGACACATTTTGTTCTGTTGGGACTCCATCGGTTCAATACCGTGTAAGATGACCTTTGATGGTAAAGGTGGTAAACAACACAACGCAAGTGTTTTATCTGACAAAATTGGTATGGGTATTCACTCAAGAATTACCAAATCCAAAAAAGAAGACTACCCATCTAAAGATTCATCATATTACCTAACAATGGTTGTTGTAAACCAACCATGGGTAGAATTACCCGATAATCCTATGGGTCAACCTGAAATCAAACCAAAAGGTGGTGAAGCGTTAAAATTGGCGTCGTCATTAATCTTTTTGTTCGGTAACCAAAAGAAATCAGGTATCAACCACATTGATGCAACTAAAGATGGTAGAAAAGTTGTTTACGCTGTAAGAACTAAAATCTCTATCCTCAAGAATCACGTCAATGGTTTAGGATACAAAGACGGTAAAGTTATCGTTGTTCACAATGGATATATCGCTGACACCAAAGAGGCGTTGGAAGGATACAAAAAAGAATACTCAAGTTTTTGGAGAGATAAATTAGGGTCTACGGATTTTGATTTAGCCGAATCAACAACTTTTGATTACGAAGAAGAAGATTAATATTTGTTTAACCCTATAAGAGTGATGATTAATGCCTAATGTATTATTAGTAGATGGAGACAATTTACTTACTATTGGTTTTTTTGGATTAAAAAATCACTTTTATAAGGGAGAACATATTGGTGGAATTTACCATTTTATCAATACTTTAAGAAGAACAATTGAGATACATCGTTTAGATAAAATTGTTGTTTTTTGGGACGGTCAAGATGGTTCTTTAACAAGAAAAAGATTCTATCATCAATACAAAGAGAATCGTAAATCTAGAATACGCAGTGAAGAAGAGATTCATTCGTATGGAAAACAGAGAAACAGGGTCAAACAATATCTCGAAGAACTTTTTGTTAGACAAGGAGAATACGAATTTTGTGAGACTGATGATGCAATTGCATACTACAGTCAAAACTCACCAAAAGAAGATAAAATTATCTTTTCTTCGGATGGTGATTTAACACAATTAGTATCAGAAAACACTCGATTATACAATCCCTCACACAGTAAAATATATCAACCTAATGATATGTTCGTATATGACCACGAACAGATTTTAATACAAAACATTAAAATTGTCAAAATGATTTGTGGTGACCCGTCTGATAATATTGCGGGCATTAAAAACTTAGGTGTTAGACGATTAGTCTCCATGGTACCTGAAGTTAAAACCGAGGAAATTTCTATAGAATTTGTATTGGAAAGATTCAACAATCTTTTTGAACAAGACAATGACAATAACATTGTTAAAAATTTATTGACAGGTGTAACAAAATATGGAATACTTGGTGAAGAATTCTTTGATGTGAATAGTCGAATAGTAAGTCTTGAAAATCCCTTTTTAACAGATGACGCAAAAGAATCTATTAATTCACTTATAAACGATTTGATTGACCCTGAGGGTCGTTCATATAAAAACACGATGAAGATGATGATGGAAGATGGTATATTCTTACTTCTACCAAAATCAGATGACGCGTGGATAAACTTCCTAAATCCTTTTTTAAGATTAACAAGAAAAGAAAAAAATAAAAAATTAATTAAAATTAGAGACAATGAGTAATCAAGATGTAACAAAGTTCGAGTTCCTTTTGACCTTAGAAGGAAACATTATCTGCCAACGATTCTTTAACGTTAGAGAGCATAACTCCAAATCTAGACGTTCAATGGATTTACACTACTACGTTAAAAATATTTGTAGCGATATTAGTGATGATTTAAAAACAAAAACATTGGATTATCTACACGAAAATCGTGATTATTTTTACGGTTTAGAGGTTGCAGAAACTGATGAACAAAATGAAAAAGAGTATTTCTTACTCGAGATTAAGATGGGTGACGATGTATTTATTCAAAGGATGTTTTCCGCTAATGTCTACCACCCTAAGGTAAGATATACGGTAGATATTCGCCCATATTTGAAGAGGTATTTGTCAGACTTAACTGACATCTTATCATCTAAAGATTTGGAAACAACGTATTTAAATTACAAATTATAAAAACTAAAAAAACTATGTCAGAAAAAAATTTTGGATTTCTCGGAGCATCATTCCAACAAACATTAATTAAATCAATAGTAGAGGATAAAAAGTACGGTGAACAGATTATTGATGTAATCGAGAGCAAATATTTTGATAATAGTTCTTTTAGATTCATTACTGCTCACATTAAAGAATACTATCAGAAATATGGTAAGATACCTGATTATCAAAGTCTATGTCAAACCATAATTCTTGAATTAGGTTCTCAAGAGACCGCAAGAATACACTTGGACACTATCCACGATATTAAAGAAAATACCGTGGATGACCCAATGGTTAGAGAAGAAGCTTTAAATTTTTGTAAACAACAAAATTTGAAGAAGGAACTCAAAATGGTTACTACCATTATTGAAAATGGTAAATTCCAAGAGTACCATAAAATTGAGGGTATTATACAAAAGGCCCTACAGGTTGGGTTACCACCTGAAGAGTGTATGGATGTTTTCCACAATATCGATGCGGCTTTAGAGAAGGATAATAGACAACCGATTCCAACGGGAATTGAAGGTCTTGATTCAGCTTTGAAGGGTGGTTTAGGGATTGGAGAACTTGGTGTTGTTTTGGCTCCAACAGGAACGGGTAAAACTACAATATTATCTTTATTTGCGAATACCGCTTACTTACACGATTACAACGTCCTTCAAATATTCTTTGAGGATAATCCGGATAACATTAAAAAGAAACACTATACAATTTGGTCAGGAATTGCCCCCGATGAACAACCTGAAAATAAAGATTTCGTAAAAGAAAAAATCAACGAAGTTCAAACACAAAGTAAAGGAACTTTGGACATTTTGAAATTACCAAGTGATTCTGTTACAATCTCTGAAATCAAATCGAGATTAAGAAAAAGAAATTCAGAGGGTAAAAAAATTGACCTACTTGTTATCGACTACGTTGACTGTATCAGTCCTGAAAAATCACAATTCGGTGAAGAATGGAAAGGTGAAGGTTCAGTAATGAGAAGTTTAGAAGCGATGACAAGTGAATTTGGAATCGTTATTTGGACGGCAACACAAGGTAACAGAGAATCAATTTCATCCGAAGTTGTTAATAGCGACCAAATGGGTGGTTCAATTAAGAAAGCTCAAATTGCACACGTTATCCTATCAATAGGTAAGACTATTGAACAAAAAGAACACAATTTAGCAACCATGACATTACTTAAATCAAGAATTGGTAGAGATGGTATCATATGGCAAAATTGTAAATTTGACAACCGACTTTTGGTTATTGATACCGAGTCACAAACTACACTACTTGGTCACAAGGAAGAAAAACAAAAAAACAATTCCGAAAGAATTAAGGATGCGTTTATGAAAAGACAAGAAACATTAAATAGAAATTAATAATAAACACCATGACAGAAAAGATTTTAAAAGAAAATCCCGGACGATTTGTCCTTTTTCCAATCGAACACCACGACATTTGGAGACTTTACAAACAACAAGAGGCGTGTTTTTGGACCGCCGAAGAAATTGATTTGGCACAAGACATCTATGATTGGGAAAACAAATTGAACGAGGATGAACAACATTTCGTTAAACACGTTTTAGCGTTTTTCGCGGCTTCAGACGGTATTGTGAATGAAAACTTGGCAATGAACTTTGTCAATGAAGTTCAGTACACTGAGGCGAAAATGTTTTACGGTTTTCAAATCATGATGGAAAATATTCATAGTGAAACCTATTCACTTTTGATTGATACCTACATCAAAGACAAACAAGAACAAAACAAATTGTTTAATGCAATTGAAACCGTACCTGCAATTAAGAAAAAAGCGGAATGGGCAATCAAATGGATTAATTCAAAATCTTTTGTGGAAAGGTTGTTGGCGTTTGCTGCTGTTGAGGGTATTTTCTTTTCTGGCTCATTCTGTTCCATTTTCTGGCTCAAAAAACGTGGTTTAATGCCAGGATTAACCTTCTCAAATGAGCTCATTTCAAGAGACGAAGGAATGCACTGTGACTTTGCTTGTCACTTATTCAATAATCACATTGAAAATAAAATAAGTGAGAAAAAGATTAAAGAGATAATCTGTGGGGCTTTAGAGATTGAAAAGGAATTTATTTTAGAGGCCCTACCTGTAAAATTAATTGGTATGAATTCTGATTTGATGTCACAATATTTGGAATTCGTAACAGATAGATTGTTAGTGTCTTTAAATTGTTCTAAGGTCTATAATTCAGAAAATCCGTTTGACTTTATGCAAAACATTGCATTACAGGGTAAAACCAATTTCTTTGAAAAAAGAGTGGCAGAATACCAAAAAGCGGGTGTTAATAATAACGTATCCATCGAAGATATGGATACATCATTTGACGATATAGATTTTTAAAATATTATGAAAGTAAAAAAGAGAGACGGCTCATTGGAAGAAATGAGATATGACAAAATTACACGAAGAATACAATTTTTTTGTGATGATTTAAATTTAGAATACGTTGACCCTACATTGGTTACCCTTAAAGTTACGCAGGGAATCTATGATGGTATATCAACAACAGAATTAGACACATTAGCGGCGGAGACCGCGGCTTCAATGGTTACAACACATTCTGATTATGCTAAATTGGCGGGTAGACTAGCGGTTTCTAACCTACATAAAACAACACCAAAAAAGTTTTCACAGTGTATTAAAGAATTATATTCTTTTAATGAACCTAAAACAGGTAAAGAATCTTCATTGATATCTGACGAGGTTTATCAATTCGTAATTCAAAATAGAGAATCATTGGATGGTGCTGTTGCACAAGAAAGAGATTTTGATTTTGATTACTTTGGTTTTAAAACACTTGAACGTTCTTACTTATTAAGAATCGGTAAACGAATTGTTGAGAGACCTCAATACATGTACATGAGAGTTGCGGTTGGTATTTGTAATGGTGATTTAGAGACTGCTTTAAGAATCTACGACGACCTATCCCAACATTTTTACACTCATGCCACACCAACATTATTTAATGCGGGAACTCGTCGTCCACAAATGTCATCTTGTTTCTTAATTGGTAACAAGGGAGATGATATTGATGGTCTATTTGACACCATTAAAGACGTTGCAAAGATTTCTAAATGGGCTGGTGGTATTGGACTACATGTTCACGACGTTAGAGGTAAAGGGTCGTACATTAAAGGGACAGGCGGTGAATCGGATGGATTACTACCAATGATGAAAACATACAACGAAGTTGCTCGTTGGATTAATCAAGGTGGTAAAAGAAAAGGTTCTTTTGCTATCTATCTTGAACCATGGCATTCAGATGTGTTTGAGTTTATTGATTTAAGAAAAAACCACGGTAAAGAAGAAATGAGAGCTCGTGATTTATTCTTGGCAATGTGGACCCCAAATCTTTTCATGAAGAGAGTTGAGGAAGATGGTGATTGGTCATTATTTTCACCCGATGAAGCACCGGGTTTATCTGATGCATATGATGACCCATTTTCATTTACGCAAGAATTCACCGAACTTTATGAAAGATATGAAAAAGAAGGTAGAGCCAGAAAAGTTGTGAAGGCGAGAAAATTGATGGATGCAATTTTGACCGCACAAATCGAGACCGGCACGCCTTACATGTTATATAAAGACGCTGCGAATTATAAATCAAATCAAAAAAACTTGGGCACGATTAAATCCTCAAATTTGTGTACTGAGATTATCGAGTATTCAAGTCCTGAAGAACAGGCGGTTTGTAATTTAGCATCAATTGCATTACCAAAATACATTATTAATAAAGAATTCAACCACGAATTACTTTACGAATATGTG